GATAATCTTCGTTTACTCTTGTTCCTGTCGAATTTCTGTCAAATTGAAAGTCGGCATCTGTTACTTCTTTTACACTTACGTTGTCGATTACTAAAGTATCTACATCATCTCTACCTCCAATAGCTAAATACGTTTCAGTTGCATCTGCCGTATAAAATTTTGTATGGCTTCCAATTCCAATATCTCCACTATTGTAAATGTCGTGTGTTACTGAACCTGAAAATATACTATTACTTATACCCACTCTAATTTGTGTAGGAACATTACAAGAAATTACATCTAATTTTATTTGATATTTTTTACCTGCTATAAAATTGACAACAGCATATGCTCCTCCATTAGTTCCATCTCCACTTTGTATATCTAATTGTTTGTTGCTTACTGATAGAGTTGTATCAGAGTTTCCTGCCCAATTATTTGTTCCATCAGAAAAATTACCATTTGTAACAAGCTCTGCACCTAAAGCATAAGCAGGTTTTATAGAATATAAGTAATCTTCAGCATAAGCTGTAGGTGTGGTAATTATGGATGCTTTTTGTAGTAAACTCATTGTATATTCTCTAATAGTTGTATAGTCATTGTGTTGTTCTCGTATATCTGCACTCTCCTGTTTAAATCAGAAGTGTGGTACTCTATTTGATATACGTCTGCCCAATCAATCGTTGAGGTTGCGTTCCCCCAATAACTCTCGCTGTATGATTTTCCCCAATTTATTGTATTTGCCATCTAAATACTGTTTTAATTTAATTATATTTTTTTCTTTTGGTTTGTATATCACAATACCCATCCGTTAAATGTTGCATCACTATCAGGATATACATCTCCTCCTGTGTTTTGATTATACTCAGGAAATAAACTACTGTTGTTGTTGATGTAATCTAAAAACCTCTGTGTATAATACTCTGCTGTGTTTCTTGCTTTGTTTACTAGGTAGTCTACTTCGCTTTTAGAAACTGATTCTGCGTTTTCTGATGTTGGTTTAAATACACCACCTGCTTTTATTCTATATGCAGCATATGGAATGTATTCAGCTTGTGCATACCATATTAACATTGGTTGTACGTATTTGTTTAACAATGTCTGGTAGTTGCCTGTTACACCTGAGCCTGCTATGTCAGCTTGTAGCTTTTCATATAGTTTAGTTCCTAAATAGTTTCTTATCTCAATCTCTTGCGCCACCTTTATAAATTGTATAAATAAATCTGTGTCGGTGTTTCCGTCAATAATACTGTTCTTAACTAAATCTGTTCTCGATATGAATAATACTGTTGCCATAATTATCTACTTATTCCTATTCTTTTTGCGTATTCTGCTGTATATCCTTTATAGGGCATATCTTTTGGTTTCATAGCTACCTCTTTTGGATTCTCTGGTGCTTCAAAACCTTTAGCCTTAGCTTGTGAGTCATATAACTTTCTACCTAAACTTTTAGCTCCATCTTTTCTTAGATATGTTCTTCTGCTCCAATAATGATGGCATCTAGCACCACCTTTGTATAACCAAATGGAATATGTGCCAGAATCATCTCCACCTTTTGCAAAGTTTGGATTTACTGCTATATCATCCATAGCTATAATATCTTCCTTACGATATACCTTTTTTGCTTTTACCATTTTTCTACAAAACTCTCTAGATGTTTTTGAAACCTTTGCAGGACTATAAAAGTATCTTACTAAAAACGTATTGCCTTTTTGTGATTCTTTTCTACTTTCTCCATCTTGTTCGCTTTCTCTATAAGGTGTTGCTTTGCCCACCTCTGCTAACTTGACTTCATTGTTTATGTTTTCTACAAGTTCATCCATATCATCTTCTTGCTCATAGTTTACCTCTACTTCATCAACTAATTCAAAATCTTTAAGTAATTCATCTTCATTTTGTCCTAAATCTATTAGCTTATCTGCTACTGAATCATCAAGCTTATCATCCTTAGAAAGTTTTACTCCTGTTTCTTCTTCTTTAGTTTTTTCGTCTTCTACATTATCTAAGTCTGTAAATTCAAGCGGCTGAAGCGTTTTGAAGTACAAACTAAGCGATATATCGTTGTAAGCAAGTATTTGGTCAAAGTGGTCTATTAAAAGCCCTTGAAAGCTCCTAATTACTAAGTTATCAAATAGAATAGATGCTGTCTTTAGTTCGTCTGCATTGTTTCCTAACCCTGTGCTGTCTTTAATACCAAATAACATAGGACTAACAACCCTATGCGATACCATAATCTTTTTAGAACTTTCATCACTTAGGAACTGATATTGATTATGAGCATCGCTTAATTGGATAGGGTCAATACTAGCTGCTGTTTCTGCATTATCATTAAAAGCAAGTATAAACTTGCCAGCATTACTGCTACCTGAGAATTTTTGATAAATACGTCTTTCTATCATTTCCCTTTGTTCAGGGTCAGGAGTTCCATTGTTGAAGTTAATTAACATACTTGGTGCAAGTCCGTTTAGTATGTTATTTAAATGGTAGTTAGATATTTCCTCCTCAAGTTCTGCATACTGAGTACCTCCTTGGTAATCGACTGGACTATAGTATTTAAACCCTGCTCTGTAAGGTTTTATGTACATTATTTCAAGTCCTTCTTTAGAAGTTCCGAATGCAGGTATTCTTTTTAGTTCGTTTCCTCGCTTGTAGTTTGACCAATCATTGAAATAATAATAACCCTCTATTTCTCCTTTTTCGTTACACTTTTCTGCTCTTAACGTTTCGATTGGCATATGCTCTAGCTGTACTATCTTTGTTCTATTTTTAGAGTAAATAACTTGAATTGCACATTGTCCCATTAGTTTTAAGTCATAACAAAGCTTTCTGGTACAGTCTTTGTTAAATAAAGACATCATTTGAGCGTACTCATTAGGTTTTTTATTTGAATTAGTAGCATCTAAGCCTTTTCCAAATATCATCTCGCTAACACCATTTATAATAGCGTTATTAGTAGGGCTTCCGTTGTATCTGTCTATAAGATATTGAAAGTAGTTGTTATCTTCCCCGTATTCTATAAAGTCTTTTCCTCTTACTTCCTTTACTTGTGGAGAAGTATAAGTACTTAAACTTACAATACTTAAATCTGATTTATTTTTCATATTACAATATAATCATTATCAAAGACATCATTGCCTGTTGGAACAGAATATTCTCCACTATTAACAGAATAGCTAGATATAGCTTGGTCTGTACAAAAAATTTTGTCTTTATATATTACATTACTTCCTTCTTTTAATGTTAAGTCATAAAACCTACCTTCTACTAATACAGGACTTAATGCTTTAGATACTACCAAGTAATTCTTGTCTGTTGTTGTGCTTACTGAGTATGTTGTTGAGGTGTTTGTTGAATCATCTCTTAAAATCATACTAACACTTGAAGCATAACTTCTAGGAATTACTTTTAAAGTTTGTGCTGATGCTGATGTCGTTAAATGTATCATACTTATATAACGTATATAGTTTAAATTTTGTGTATAAAAAAAGAGGAGTTAAAAACTCCCCTTTTAAATCAAAATAAACTAAAAATTAATGAAAACTTTACTAAATATACAAAAATTATTTTAGTTTGGTGTTATTTGGTCTGTATCAGCATTGTTAGTCACCTCTGTACTTAGTACAAATGGCGGTGGTATTCTTTCTTGTGATACTAAACTTAAAGTAAACCCGCTAAGGTCTCCCATAGCAGCTCCACTTACAATGGTTCCTCCTGTTACTTCACATCCATGTTCCAATCCCATTACAAAGTAGTTGCCATTATAATCTTCTACAAATACATGCGGTCTACCGTGTGCTATTAATTTTATTTCTTCTTGTGTTGCTTTTTCAAGGAATGTTAATGTTAAATTTAATGTTGATTCGTAAAATGTAGTTCCGTTTTCTCTTGAGCTGTTAATTGATGTTTCTAAAGATGAATTACCCTTAATGTCAAATTGTTTTAGAACACCACTTGTAGATGGTGCTGAACCTGTTAGAGATGCAAAGGTAGCAATCTCACCATTAAAGGTTGTAGAAAAAGGACTTTGTGATGCACTATCTGCTGCTGCTCCTAAAGTGCTAAAATCTGCAAAGTAAACAGTTTTTAAACCACCTACTCCTGATTTGCAAGGGACTGCGCGTCCCTGAGTTATTGTACAAGGCATAATTATTATTTATTAAAAAAAGGGTAGGGTTAACTACCCCTTTATATGTTAGTTAATTAAGAGTAAAGAACTACGTCAGCACCTACACCAATTTGGCATCCTGCTGTATATCTCATTACAACTCTTACATTTTGTGAACCATCAATATCTGACATATCAATTACCTTCACTTCATTTCTGTCATTAAGTAATCCCGTGCCGAAGAAAAGGTTGCTTGACCTTGCAGCGATTGCGTTGTTGTCTGCAAAACCTGAAGATTGATAGATTCTTACACCATCAAAAAACAAACCATCTAATGATTGGTTGTTACCTCTATTTTCGTAACCTGCTGCTCCTAGTCCAGATGCTCCAAAACCTCCTAAACTTCTTATGTAAGCCCTGTAGATGTTTGATGATACATAAAGAATAAGGTCATCTGCTCCGTAAACTGCTGATGGAATAGCATCAACGATAGCTCCTAATTGAGCAGCTACGTTAGATGATGTTACAGTTGCTTTTGCTACATCTACTACTGTAGAATCTGCTCCTGCTAATGTAACAAATCCATCAAAGTTTCCTTCTCCTGCTGAACCACTCCAAATAGAAGTTTCAGTCGCACTTGCAACCTCTGCTGCAACTCTCCCGATAACAAAATCAGAAAATAATTTTGGCAAATTTGAATATGCTGAAATTCCCATCTGAGCAGCCTCCCAGTCCGAATGAAGCTCTTTTTTACAAATTTGTAAATTTACCTGCAATTCTGTTGGTGTTAATACTTTTTCAGTAAGTGTAAGACCTGAAGTCGTTGAATCGAAGTCACAGTCAGCACTTCTTACTAAGTTTGAAAATGCTCCTACTTTCATAGCAGCTTTGTACTTAATGTTTGGCATAATAGTAATAGCAGAATCATCTAAAGTTTTTGCCGCTAACAAACTAGCTGCTAAATATTTTCTTGCGAATTCACCACTGTAACTACTACTTGTAATTGTTGGATTTGGCATTTTATTTAATTTTAATTATTGGTTAATTTTTTCATTACTCTATCTAAAGTTGTTTCTGGTCTGTTTTGACCGAAAGTTACTTTAAATTTCTCTTGAACTTCAGGATTGTGAGCAATAGGCTCAACAGCAGGAGTCTCACTAAGTTCTTCCTTTACTTGCTTTGCCATTTCTTCTTTAACTTCCTTTAATTCGTTAATCATACCTTTGATTTCTTCAACGGCAGAGTTAAATTCTTCTTTTGAAACGTATTTCATTTCTTCTTTTTCTTCTTCCTCTACTTCTTCTTCTTTTTCTTCCTCAGCTTTAATTTCAGAAATAATACCTTCTTCTTGTATTGAAAGCATTTTTCCATCTTCCATAAGGTATTCCCCTTTAGGTAAAGCTACCTTTTCATCCTCTGTGAGAATAAATACTTCGTTTCCTGCTTCAAAAGCCTCAGCTTCTAAGACAGTTCCATTTTCTAGCTTAAGTTGTGCTAGTTCTAATGCTTGCTTTGGAGATTCTTCTTGTACTTCTTCCCCTAAGTAAGTCTTGATTTTGTTTAAGATTTCTGTTGATTTCATATTACTATAACGTGTTTAAATTTATATTTGCATTTTTAAATTTTACCAATGCCTTGGTTTATTATATTGCCCTTACAGCATTTTACTGAATAAGTTTCATCTTTACATAAACAACCTCTACGTCCACCTTTAGGGCTTGTTTTGCTAGGTGTTATAAATTTTTTCATCTTCCTTGTCCTTTATATTTTTTTTTGTAACCATTTTGTCCTACACTAGCATTTTTGCTATGAGGATGTGATTTTCTTTTTGGCTTTATATATACGCTTACAACTTTTCTTGGCACTATTTATTTTTTGGATGTCCTTTAGGTAAAAGGTCATTATCAGTTGTGTATTTAGCGTTTTGTGGTCTTCCGTTCTTTACTAAGTATAAAAAAGCATTTACCCTTGCAAAAGCCCATTGACTAGCACTTTTTACATTAGGGCTATGTCCTGTATTGAAAGCACCTAATCCTCTTTGAAAAACTGCTTTAAGTTTTCCTACAGTTACACCATATCCTAATTTGTCTTTATATCTTTTATTAAAGTCATCAGACTTGTTTTTAAGTGTAGCTTCATCTGCCTTTGATACTTTAGCACCTCTTGATGTTGAGGCATTCCCCTTAGCTGTTCCTTTTCCTTTAGGGTTTTTGTTAGGTGTGTTAGATTTTGGTGCTTTAGGTGATTTCTTTATTCCTCCTTTTGGTCCCACTTCCGCCATTTTTACACATTTGCCTTCCTTTTTTTTATAACCCTTTGGGCATTTGTGATAGGATAAATCTTCTTTGTTGTGAAACTCACAAGGCATATACCAAGTCTTGCCCTCAAACTCGTGTTCGTGCATTCCCTCGCATCCTATGTTCTTTGCCATCTCTTCAGCTTTCTCTTTAGATGCGTATGCTAGTCTATCATCAATAATAGCATACTCTTCGTTAACTGCTATAGACTCGAGTTCTATTTCTCCTAATTCTTTTAGTTTAGATTTAGACCATCGTAAACCTGCTTTACCACCCCAGAGTAAATAAGAGATAGTGCCACAAGCTTTAGAATCTCCTTCATCATAATATTCCTCAGCCCTACTTAAAAAGGAATACATTCTTTTAATTGTTTCTTTGGAGATAGGTTCTCCTTGTGCAAGTTGTTTTGCTCTTACCTTGCCTACCTGTGTAGCGCATTTGTTGTTTACTTTTTTATTTAACTCTATTCCTCTTTTAGCATTGCTTTTAAGTGCATTAGGATAATCACTATAAGATTCTAATTCTTCATTTCTTAATATTTGTTTTAGTGTAGAAAGCATATCTGTTGCTTCTTCTTCATCAAAATCATTTACAGGCTCTTTAGGTCTTTCCATTTTGTCCGCAAAGTAACCTTCTATTGAGAAACCTTTGACCTTGCCTGTTTTGACAAAGTTGTTCCATATTTCATCATTATTTACTTTTACAGAGCCCATCCAAGTACCTACAGGTACATTCAAGCCATACTTTCTAGACTTATCGTGTACTTCATCTTCTACTAACCAAGATTCTACTAAAGTAAGCCCGTTAATTGTATGTTGGTGTTCTAATGTAGCTTTAGATTGATTACCATTCATTAAATAAAGCTGTGATGCTTTTTCTACTGTTTGTTTAGAAAAATATATATAATATTCTTCTTCTCCTTTTTTACGATAGATTGGTTTGTTAGGAATTAACAAAGCACCCATAAGAATACGTTTCTCTTCATCTACCTCAGCAAGTTTTATTTCTTCGTTTTTAAGTGCTATAAAATCTTCTTCTATTGCTGGGTTTTCAACTACAGAAATAGCTTCGATTCCCGTTAGTTCTTCATCACCTAAAATAAGTTCAACTATTCTCATATATGTATAACGTATTAATTAATAATTTTGTTTATCCAATGCTTGCTCCTTCTATAATATTTCTGTCTAGTTCTTGTGCTGTACTTACATCATTAGAAACCACATAAGCCCTTGTAGGTTGTGCAGACTGTCCTGCTATAACATCAGCTAATTGGTTTGTTACACCTGCCCCTACAATATTAAATGCGGGTGCTTGTGATGATACTGCACCTTGTGTAACTGCGCCCCTTGAACCGCCTGAAGCAGTTGATGGGTTTGTAGCTAATATATCTTTAACAGATTTAAAACCAATCGCAGCGGTCGTTGCTATGTTTGCAAGTTTTATAGCAAATTCAAATGGTGTAACTGTTTTAGTTGAAAGTTCTGCTGTAATACCTTGATATGTATTTATTAATGATGCTGCTGCTGCAGCTGCTTTACCTGCTTTAGAGTTCTCTCCTAATGCTTTTGATATATTTCCTAAAGTGTTTTTAGCCATATTAAATTTAGCATTTTGCAGTATTTTTTCTCTTTTTTCTTCATCTTGAGAATCTTTATCCTTAGCATTTTTAATTAAATTATCGTAATGTAAAATAATATCAGCTTTCTGAGCCTCTGTAGCATCTAGCTTATTTAATTCATCTAATTGTTTTTGTTTTTCTAATTCTAGTTTTTCAAAATCTTTAACAGCCTTTTTTTCCTCAAACTTGTCTCTTATTTTTTGTATATCTTCTAAACGTTTGTTTTCAGCTGCGTTAGCATCATCTATTTCTTTTTGTTTGTCATCTGCAATTTTTTTCTTTTCTGCTTTTTCTTGATTTACTGCAGTAGTAATTTGTGTTTGCAGCAATCTTTGACTTCTTAACCTCTTAGTGTCTAAGTTAATTAGTTTAGCTTGTAACTCTGCAAGCTTGTCTTTGTCTTGAATAGTATTTTTACCCAGAGCCATTTCCTCCTCTTGAGCTTTAATAAGCAATTTCTGAGCTGCTATTTCTTTTTGTGTAATATTTTCTTCTATTGCTTGTGCCTTTCTAAGAAGTTCTATTCTTTCAGATGCAGAAAACCTTTCTCTATCTTCTGCCTTTAATCTTAAATCATTTATATCTCTGTTTGCTTTTGCTCTTTCTACTTGTAAGTCTCTCTGAATATGATGTGCTTTTTGTCTTGCTTTAGTTACTTCGTCTATTGCTTTTACTTCATTTGCTGTTTCTTCTACAAAATTACTTACTGCTTCTTTAGCATCATTAAATGCTTCTTTTGTAGTCCCTATAGGGTCAGATATAAATTTCATTATCCCATCACCTAAACTTTTTAAAGAATCCATTGGGTTTGTAACAGCATTTATAATACCTTCCCCTAAATCAGCGAATGTGTCCATTACTTGTTTTGCTATCGCTCCTAATGCTGCTAATCCTCTTTGTAATTTTTCTTGCCCTTCTTCTGATTGTGTAAATGCTGCTGCTAAAGATGTTACTGCTATTACTAACGCACCTATCCCTGTAGCTATTATTGCGGCTCTAAGCCCTTTAAAACCTAATGTAGCACTTTTTATACCACCTGTAAAGTTTTTAAACTTTGTTACTGCTCCTCCTGTTACTTTATCTAATGTTTTGCCAAACTCCCCTTGTTTTTTTTCAGCTTTACCTACTTGTTTTTCGTATTTTTGAACGTTTTTTTCAAGCTTGCCGTACTCTTTCTGCATTTCGTCCAAGTTCTTGACAGCTTCTTTGTACCTCAGTTCAAAATCTATATAGACTTTCTTTGCCATTTTATTTCGTTTTTTAGTTGTTTATAACCTTCTTTAAGTGTTTCTGGCATTTTATATTTGCCCTTTGCTATTTTTATGTTTTCACTACCATCATCTACAAATGCTAGTAAATCTAATATATTCTTTATCATACGTTTAATAATTCTATATCTGCTTCCCCTGTTGTTAAGTCAGTTGTTATGCTGTTTATTCTATATTCTGCACCTGATATTCTGAATTTATCTGCTAAAGAATAATTTAATAATATATTCATAGGTAGTCTTGCTTTTATTTTTGTTAGCCTGTTCTTGCTGTTAAATACTTGCCCGATATAAGTAGAATAGAAGTTTTGAAACAATGTCCCTGTAAATGTTGCGTCTCCTGTGTATTCGTTAGGCTCATTATCAAAATTAATATTTGCTGTGCTTGTTCCTGATGCAAAAGATACTGAATTACTTGGCATATTTATAGAGCCTGTTATTTCAACATTATCAACAAAATCACCTGTTGTTACGTTAATACTATCAACAAAACTTAAACTTTTACTACTTCCTACTGCGGTATATACAGGGTAAAACAATACAGGTTTGCCGATATATGAATCTTGATTATCATCCACACTCC